AATTTTAATGCTGATATCGACAAAGTAAAGACAGAAATTAGCGAAACGAAAACGGGCCTTTCTTGCCAAGAAGAGGCCTGCACCACCCTTTTGGTAGAGAAGGCTCTATATGAATCGTCTTTAGCAAGCATCAACGAAACAATGGAGTCAATTCCCGCCGGCGTCGTCGATATTCTTGAAGCAGAACAGAAGAAGATCACTCTGTTAAAAAAGCACGGTACTGTTATAGAAGAAAACAGGAAAAGAAACAAGAGCATAAAGAAACTCAAACGAGAACTTCAAAGATTTCAGTGCTTTATTGAAGAATTCGATATAGACGATCTAGATGTTAAGTATAAGCAGATAGAAATAAAACAGAAGCTGCTTGATACGACGGTAAATCGAGCCAAGCTTCTTCAAAAGGATTTTAATTCTCGATCGACCAAACTAAAACTGTTAGACGAGGTCCCCTGTGGAGATGCGTTCCCTACATGCAAATTTATACATGATGCTCATCAAGCCAAGAAAAGCATTCAGAGTGTCCAAGAGGGGGCCCTCAACCAAATTGGTTCTATTAAAAAACTTCGATCGGATTTGAAGAGTCTTAACCCTTCTGAAATATCTGAAAATCGTCGTAAATATAATGATATGGTGCTTCTGCGTTCTAAGCAAGAATTAGCTCTTAAAGATCATCAGGTATTATATGAGCGCGCCCTCGCCGATGTGCTTTCCTATCGAAATGAATTAGAAACACTTGAGGCCAAGATCGAAGAGTACAAAGACAACAGAGAGGCAATCGAAAACTTTGAGAACCTCGCCAAAAAAAGACAAAAAACAATAGAAAAAATAGAAAAACTCGCCAACGACCATACAGCATGCGCAGAGAGGGTTTTAGAATACTATAGCTCTATGGGTTCCCTCGATCAGAAATTAAAGAACTTGATGGAACAGCAAAAGGAGATGAAAGATATTCAGCAGGAATACTCGGCTTATGATCTTTATATGCGGTGTATGCATTCAAACGGCATAGCTTATGATATCATAAAAAAGCAACTTCCGGCCATCAATGATGAAGTAGCCAAGGTCTTAGCCAACATAGTTTCATTTGAGATCTTCTTTGAAGACGATGGAACTCGTCTTAATATCTTTATTAAGCACCCAAAGCACGAGCCGCGCCCAATCGAGATGGGATCTGGAGCAGAGAAAACTATAGCCGCTATGGCGATTCGTTTGGCGCTCCTCAGTGTATCTAATCTCCCCAAGGGAGATATCTTTATTCTCGATGAGCCTGGTACCGCTTTAGATGCTGAGAATATGGAAGGTTTTGTTAGGCTTCTTGAGTTAATTAAATCTCATTTTAAGACGGTAATGCTCATATCCCACTTGGAGAATTTAAAGGATTGTGTAGATACTCAAATCATTATTGAAAAGAACGGCAACTTTGCCAGCGTACGAGAATAAATAACGCAACTACTTTATTTCTCGGAACTATTTATGGTGAAGGGGGATGATGTAATGAGGCATCTTATAGATAAGGGACTACAGAAAATAGTCTCTAGAAAACTTTTGGCGTGGGCTACTGCAACGGCCCTTCTGCTGTTCGCAGATTTAACTTCCAGCGACTGGGTAATCATAACCACCGTATATATTGGGGGCCAGACAGTCGTCGACACCGTTGCGCGCCTACGAGGAGTTGAGTAGGTGAAGTGGCTTGTTGTAAAAGCATTCCTTAAAAAGGCCTGGGTGTGGACCAAACATCACTGGTACGTGCCTCTCTTAATATCGCTCCTCATAATAGCGCTCTTAGTTTGGATGATAACCAAGAACGGCTCCTATGTGGCGGGTCTTATAGATTTGCTGGAGAAGAGTCGTGAGAATCATCGTAAAGAAGTAGACAAGCTTAATGAGATTCACGCAAACGAAGCAAGTGAAAAAAAGAGAATACTGGTTGAATACGAGAAAAATCTTTCACTCTTGGAGAAAGAATATTCTAAGAAAAATGAAGAGCTAGATTCTAAAAAAAAGAAAGAGCTTAAAAATATGGTAGAAAACGGCTATGATGATCCTGAAGCTCTTTCTAGAGAAATAGCTAGAATGTTTGGATTAGAGCATGGTTAAAAGAATTTTAGCTCTTTATTTAATATCATTTTTTATTTTCCCACCCATCGCATTCGCCGATGAAGCTGAAGAGGTGGCCGTTTCTTACGAAATAGTCACCTTGAAAAAGGGTGACCCAGCGCCGTTCGACGGCATATTTTTATCTCCCACAGCAGCAGCTAAAGTACTCACAGAAAAGAAGTTTGAGGGAGCAGAGTGTGATTTAAGAGTTGAGTATGAACTTCAGGCCCAGCGCAGCCAATTCCAACTTCAATTAGATTTCAAAGATGTGGAAATACACTCTTGGAAAGACAAATATGAATCAATGATGATTTTGAAGAGTGACGAAATCACAAGACTTCAGGAGTTTGCAATGCGACCGAAGCCCGCTAATGGTCCTTTGTTTGTTGCGCTGGGCTTTGCTATTGGGACTGCCACATCTCTCGGCATATTTGCAATATCTACGGAATTGGTTCAATGAGTCAGAGTGATCCAGAGTATATTCCGAAATTAGAAAAAGCTATAGCACAAAAATATGGTACAGAAGCAATTGATAATCCTAGGAAATTTTGGACGCCCGAGAAAGAACAAGAATATATACAACAATCCAGACTATCGGCACAAAAAATAAGAAAAAATGAAACGCAAGTGGAGAAAATAGAACAGGATGGTTTTTTAATTAATAAAAAACTACTTAGTAAGAGTTCCAATAGGACGTGTCCTGTATGCGAGGTATATTCCTTTGATAATAGGGACGGCTTGTATATGAGCAAGTTCTCAGCATGCCGTAAATGCTATATTCGGTGGATTGAGAATCGAGAAGAGAGATGGAAAAGCGGTTGGAGACCGAATAAAGAGGGATGAAATAAATGGCTACTACACTTGAAATAATCCAAGGAATTGCACAAGCTGCAGCAAATGCCCATGATGGGGCCCACGAAGAATCTTTAAATGCAGATGGTAGAGCGCGCAAGGTTGGATTAAAACGCGAAGAGGGGCACATTATAAACGATCGCCGAGTCATTGACGGGTTTAAAGTCCGATTCAACGGCCCTCTTCTTACAATTCTTTACCAATCTGAAACGAGATTAAAAGATGTAGCCGCCAAAGGATTCGAAAATGAAATAGTTCGGATGATCGGAAAGATAGTCTCTTTCCTTAAGAAAGAATATAAAACTATTACTGGAAATTCTCTCACTTTAACTAAGGTCGGAGACCCTTCGATTGTGGTACAGAAGCTCTCGAACTATCGCTCCGACGTTACTGCTACATGTGATTACAAAATTGGCGGCATTGAAGGGGTTGACGAGGTATCGCCCTCTTCAGACGAGCGTCTTTCGCAGGCTGTTCGTGATTGGTTGTCCCTGGGCCCGGGAAACAAGCGCCCCTCTAATGACACTAGGAATAAAGGGGATAAATAAGGTGTCATGGGGTACCAGCTTACTAAGCCAGAAATCCTGAAAGAGGTGGTGAAATCGGGGAAAGACCCGATTCACTTTATTACTAACTATTGTAAAATCTCACACCCCCAACGGGGCCTCATTGCATTTAAAACGTATGATTTTCAAGACGACCTCTTGCGGGATTTTAATGATTATAGGTTTAATATTGTCCTTAAGGCGCGCCAGCTTGGCATATCTACAATTACGTCGGCCTATATTGTTTGGCTGATGCTGTTCCATAGAGACAAAAATATCTTAGTCGTAGCAACGAAACTACAAACTGCCACCAATCTCGTACGAAAAGTCAAGAAGATTATGAAGACGCTGCCGGATTGGATGCGGATATCGGAAATTTCAATCGATAATAGAACATCATTCGAATTGGGGAATGGTTCTCAAATCAAGGCCTCTTCAACCTCAGCGGACGCGGGCCGTTCTGAAGCTCTTTCTTTACTGGTGATTGACGAGGCAGCACACGTAGAAACCTTAGAAGAGTTGTGGACAGCTCTTTATCCGACGTTGTCTACTGGAGGTCGCTGCATAGCTATTTCGACCCCCAACGGGGTGGGTAACTGGTTTCATAAAACCTGCGTAGAGTCTGAGAGTGGCATAAACAACTTTAAGAACACTAAATTATTGTGGGACGTTCACCCCGATCGGGATCAACTCTGGTACGAAAAAGAAACACAGAACATGTCCCGGCGCCTGATAGCACAAGAGCTAGAGTGTAACTTTAATGTTTCGGGCGAGACAGTCATTCACCCCGATGATCTCGAATTTTATTTAAAAGGAATTTCAGAGCCCAAATACCGTACGGGATTTGATAGAAACTATTGGATTTGGGAGGAATACCAGCCAGGCTCTTCTTATTTGGTGACTGCTGATATTGCGCGCGGAGACGGTAAAGATAACTCTGCTTTTCATGTATTCAAATTAGAGACTTTAGAAATCGTCGCCGAATATATCGGAAAACCAACTCCGGATGCGTACGCGGACATTCTTTATAATGTGGGAAAAGAATACGGTGACTGCATGATTGTGGCTGAAAATAATAATATAGGGTTTGCCGTCCTTAATAAACTTATAGAGAAAGGTTATAATAACATATATCACTCTACTAAGTCGACCCACGAATTCGTTGATTCCGTGACAGCCCAGTGGCAAACAAATGTTGTTCCAGGGTTTACAACTTCCTCGAAGACGCGTCCGCTCGTGATAGCTAAGATGGAAGAGTTTATGAGAAATAAATTAGTTAAAATAAACTCTAATAGACTCCTGTCGGAAATGAAAACTTTTATTTGGCAAAACGGAAAACCGCAGGCTATGCGATCCTATAACGACGATTTGGTTATGTCATTTGCGATAGGGTGCTGGATAAGAGATACAGTGTTGGTTCAGAACCAACAGGAGGCGGAATATAGTAGAAGCGCCTTATCATCCATGTCTGTTTCTACTAAGTCAATGAACACCACCATCCCCGGGATGCTCGGATATCGGAGTAAGGGCGACAAAATACAAAGAGAAGAGGCTAAAAAGTTTAATGAACAGTATTTAGCGATTATTAAAGGATAGATAAATGGCCCCAACTAAAAAACCAAATCATAAAAACAACCCTAGAAACCCGACGTCTCCTCTTTTTAAGAGGCTTACGAGGCTCCTTTCTGGTCCGATAATAAATTATCGTGCACAGTTTACGCGTGAAGAACGCCGATCTGCACTGGATAAGTTTCAATATCGTTTTAATAGTTTAAGTGGTCATCAGTTTAAACGTTCTGCGGACAATTTATCACGCAACTATAATATGATGACGTCCGCAGCAATGCGGAACCAAAATCGGAATGAGCGTTATATTGATTTCGACCAGATGGAATACATGCCGGAGATTGCGTCAGCCTTGGATATATACGCCGACGATATGACCACCTCTAATGAGTTCAACAAGCTTCTTAAAATAGAGTGTAAAAACGAGGAAATCAAAACCATCGTTGACTCTTTGTTTTATGATGCCCTCAACATAGAATTTAATGCATTCGGGTGGGCTCGAACGATGTGTAAGTACGGAGACTTCTTTATGTATTTAGACGTCGACGAGGTTTTGGGTGTTAAGGGTGTCATTGGACTTCCTTCCGGCGAGGTGGAGAGGCTGGAAGGCCAAGACCCCACTAACCCCAATTATATACAATATCAGTGGAACTCGGCCAATATGACTTTTGAAAATTGGCAGGTAGCTCA